CGTAATCCAAATAAAAAAGAATTTGATTTAATGAATAATTTAGAAAAAGTCATATTTGAGTTTTTAGATAAACAGGAGGTTAGATATGATTAGATTTTTTCAAGGAATAAAAAGAGCTGCTGACTTTTTTAGTATTCATCCAGATGGCTTAAGCTTTGTAACAGAGAGAAGGCTTAAGGATTTAGAAGCAAGTGTTAGTAGGTTACCAAAAGCTATATCAGATCGTAATTTTACAAGCATTATGAATTTGGAATACGATATATATGAGCTAAAAGAAACTATTAAAACTCTTCAAAGCACCTTAGATAAGGAGCAAGTAACCGCTCAGCTAGTCCTACCGGCAGAACGAACCAAAACTATAAAAAAACCAAAACCCGTAAAACTTCAAGCCATAGAGGAAGAAGTCAAAAAAGTTAAATCCCTACTCACACAAGCAGAGGTTAAAAGGTTGCTTGAATATAGAGACGGAGAGCTTTATTGGAAGGTTGATAGAGGTTACAAAGTTAAAAAAGGTGATAAAGCAGGTTCTATCGTTACTATTTCAAAAAGCAGAAAAGTTTATCATGTTACTGTAAATAGCCACAATTACTCTGCTGGGCGATTAGTGTTTTTAATGTTTCATGGTTATTTACCCGAATACGTATCTTTTGTGGACGGTGATGGCACAAACGTCAAAATAGAGAATTTAAGAGCTGTTACTAGATCACAATTAACTACTTTTGCCAAAATCACAAAAAGTAATTCTTCAGGTTATAAAGGGGCTTTTCTAGACAAACGAACAGGCAAATATGTTGCTCAAATCGTGAAGAACAAAAAATTTTATTATTTAGGCACTTTCGACACCCCCCAAGAAGCCTACAAAGCATACTGCAAGGCAGCAAAGAAACTACACGGAGAATTTGCACGAGTAGCTTAATGGAAATAATAAAAGCAGGCAAGCACGATGAATACAGATTTTATTATTAACGAAGAATTTGCACGGCTTATTCCTCCGTTATCTAGTGAGGAGTTAGAGAAGCTAGAGCAGAGTTTGGTTAATGAGGGGTGTCTTAATCCATTAATAGTATGGAATAATACTATCATAGACGGACATCATAGATATGCTATTTGCATTAAGCACGGCATAAGCTTCAACGTAATAGAAAAGATGGAGCTAGAAACCGAGCTGGACGTAAAGCTTTGGATGATCAATAACCAGTTTAGCAGAAGGAACTTGCCAACTGAAACTAGGCTAGCACTAGCTTATAGGTTTAAAGAGTTTGAGGCGGAAAAAGCTAAGGAGCGACAATTAGCTAGTTTAAAACAATTTTCTAAACAAGAAGAAAGTGCAGAACTAAGCCAGTCTACCGATAGGTTAGCACTAACCTCACGGGGTGATACGGAAAATAGTAAAACTTTAGAAATTATTGCCCAGAAAGCAGGTGTTAGCACTACTACTGCTTTTCAATATGATGCTATTCAACGTAAGGGAACAGAAGAGCAAAAAGCCAAAGTTGCAGAAGGCAAGTCTAGCATTAACAAGGTTTATACCGAGATTAAGCAGGCAAAGCAGTCAGAAGAAGAGCGGAAGGTAGTTCACTTAAAGCTAAAAGGTAGCGGTGTAGTCGTTATTCAGAAGTACGTTACTGGGATTTACAATGAGTTAGAAGACCTTAATACTAGCAAAGATTTAATGGGAATCCGTCATGCACTTTTGAACAGCTATCTTGGACAAAAAGAGAATTTCTTAGCTTGTGTATCTAATATAGACAAACATAAAAAGCTGGTAACACGAAACTTAACTGCATTATCTGAATCGGTTGAGGATTTAGAATTAACTGTCAATCAAGGTAAACACATAATTAGGCTAGAAGGCCAAAAAGACAAAAAAATATCTAAAATATATGAGAGGTATTATGGCTAAAGCAAGATGCGAAGAAATTGTTATAGATCATTATTTACAATCCCATATTAATAATGAGTTTAAAAATGACCTTTTGTGGTTAATCAATGAAAGACGTAATGATGGTATATTTTTAGAAGTATTGTCTCGATTATTGGGAAACAATAACAAAGCAACTCTTAAAGTTTTAGATACTCTTAGTCAAGTAGCAATACAACAAGTCATTACTGATTGTCCAGAAGGATTTATGAGTAGTTTAATTAAGGAGTATGAAAATGAACCATCAAACTAATCACGAAACTATCACATGGCAGGCTACGAGCATTAAGTTATCGCAATTAAAAGAATATGCCAATAACCCGAGAAAAATAACTAGGGAAATGCTGGATAAACTAGCTTCTCATATAAGGGAGGACGGATATCATCAGAGAATAATAGTAGATAACGATTACACTATTATCGGCGGCCATCAACGCAAAAAAGCTTTATATATGGCAGGTTACGATGATGAGACTGAAATTGAGGTGTTAATGCCGAGTAGGAAACTAACCTTGGCGGAAATAGACAGGCTAAATATTAGAGATAACTTAGCATTTGGTGAATATGACTTTGACATGCTAACGGAGCGATTTGATATGGACGAACTATTATCCTTTGGCATGGATAAGGATATGCTATCGCCTGTATTTGATAAAGCCATATTAGAAGAAATAGGGGAAGAAGAGGAAATAGAAGTCTTAACGGAAGCTACTTCTAAGCTAGGCGATATTTATGTGCTTGGGTCTCATCGTTTAATGTGCGGAGATAGTACTAATCCGCAGCATGTTGAGAAGCTACTGGATGGAGCAAAACCAATTTTAATGGTAACCGATCCGCCGTATGGTGTGGAGTATGATCCTAAGTGGAGGGAGGGGTGTGATTTAGGAGTAGGCAAGCGCTCTAAAGGTAAGGTACTAAATGATGATAGATATGACTGGTCTGATGCTTATTCATTATTTACCGGTGATATTGCTTATATCTGGCATAGCGCAAAGTATACTCATAAATTTGCCGAAAATATAGAAAATAGCGGTTTTGAATTGATTAGTCTTATATTTTGGGCAAAACAGCATTTCGTAATTAGTAGAGGTGATTACCATAACCAGCATGAGCCTCTATGGTATGCGGTAAGAAAAGGCCAGAAAATCAAGCATAATTGGCAGGGACGTCGTGATCAAACAACAGTATGGGATATAGATAATGCTCTTACTCAAGGAATAGATAAGGAAGAGCAAACTGGTCATGGCACGCAAAAGCCAATGGAGTGCATGCTTCGGCCAATACTTAATAACTCGGCGCAAGGTAATAGTGTATACGATCCGTTCGGCGGTAGCGGTACTACGTTAATTGCATGTGAGAGGTCAAAGCGTAATTGTTATATGATGGAATTATCCCCCGCCTATGTTGATGTTATAATAAAGAGGTGGGAAAAAGAAACTGGTAAAAAAGCTGTATTGTTGAATGAGTAAACCAAAAAGGGATATTACGCCAGAGGAGTCCGCACAGGTTGAGTCATTAGCGGCGCATGGTCATACACAAAGAGAGATTGCACATTTCTTAAAAATACATGAGAGGACTTTTCAAAGGAAGCTTAAAGAGGATAGTCTTTTAATGACGTCCTGGAGGAGGGGTCGCTTTAAGGGCAAAGAGTATGTTCTCTCAAGGCTTTGGAGGTTTATTAAAAACGATGAATTAAATGCCATTAATTTAGGTGCAATCCAGTTTTATTTACGTAACACTGGCTTTGGTACAGAAAACAATAATGAGTTGCAAATATCATTCGGTAATAAATCTGCTATGGAAATAGTAAATAGTACTTTAACCGCTTTAGAACAAGGTGAGATCAGTGTTTCTGAAGCTCAACAGCTTACCGGTTTAGCAATAGCTAAAATGAACATAGAAAGCCGTAATCAGGTAGACAAGGCGGTATCAAAAGAAATGGAAATAGAAGAGGCCAAAGCATTTGCAATAGAACTAGATCAAACACTGCAGAAATTGGATTTGTTAGAAAAAAATATAAAGAAATAACCATGTCATCAGGAAGATATATGAATGAAAGCAGAAGAAGATAAAGAGATATTAAGTGCAATTAGGCAAGATCAGGCTGCAGCATTTGCTCGTTATAGAGAATTAGTAAAAGCCCGCAGAGAAAGAGAGAAGTTATGTCCCAGAGAACCTGAGGTGTATCACCACGATCTTTATAAAAAATAAAATAATTATTTCTTTATATTAATATTACACGATATAAATACTATATTAAAAACATATATCTTT